ACGCTGTCTCGGTCAAGACTTTCCGCGCGTTGCCCTTGCCGGCGCCCGGCGGGCGGGCTCGAGGTCATGCGAATCACTTCCGGCGGCTTTCCATAAAAGCGGTTATCGGACATTGCCGTCATGCCGCCGTCCCGTTCGCGCCGCGCCCGCTGCCGTTGAGCGATGGCGGCGAATCACCTGCACCGTCTTCGACATTTGGCGGTCGACCACCCGTCGCCTGCATCACGAGTGTGTCGCCGCCGGGCAAGGCGGGCCAGCCTTCGGCGATCCGCATTTCGTTTGCGGTCAAAACGCCACTTCTGACCATCGCGATTTCGCTTTGTATGCGTGTACTGAACGATCCGCGCATTAACCCGCTGAGGTCTATTTCCAGGCGATAGCTGGAATCATTGAACAGCACCCGCCCGAATTCTGCGGAAATTTTTGAAATTAGAGGGGCCAGGCACAACTGCCCGAACCACTGCGAGGCGGTGTCGCTGTTGGTGAAAGTGCTGTGATCCCAGATATTCAGGATCGGCAGCGGGATATTGAACAGCCGCGCGATTTCCTCGGTCTGGAACTTGCGCGACGCCAGCAGTTCTGCATCTTCGAGCGTCATGCTCAGCGGTACGAATTGCATTCCTTCTTCTAGAACCGCGACCCTCGACGGCGCTGCACTGCCTGCATAAGTCTGTTGCCACGAGCTCGCAATTCGTCCGCTTGCCTCGGCGCTGAGTCGACCAGGATGGGTAACAATCCCTGACAATTTTGCGCCCGACCGGAACATGCCGGCGCTGAATTGCTGCGCTTCAAATGCCAGCCCGAGCACCTGCGGCGCGCGGCTTAGGGCACTGCGACCGAACAGCCCGTCCGACCGGTCGCGCAACCACAGACAATCGCGCGCGTCGACGATGGTCGGCAGCGGGCCGGGCCACCACGGCAGATTGCCGGCGGCACCGGTGACCATGAAGGACACCCGCCCGCTGGTCGATATCTGCGGGTTGCTCATGTTCCAGGGGATCGGGCGCAGCCCGACAGGCGCGCCGCGGCCGTCGTCGTCGATCGCCGCCAGCCCATTGCCCGAGAGCAGGGTCGAGGCGATCAGCCATTCGGCGAAGTCGGGCAGCCCGAGGAGTCCAGCCTCGCCATCCGGCCGGCGCAGCAAGCGACAAACCGGGTGGTCGTCAATCTCGGTCTGGCCGCGGTAGACCAGCCACGGCAGACTCGCAATCGTCCTCGAAATGATCGTTACCGCGCTGACAACCGCGGCCAAATTTTCCGCCCAATAGGGCGAGGCGCCAAACATCGCGCCGGTGAAATAGCCGCGCTCGGGCGAGCCGATCAGGATATCGCGGCCGCCGGCGGCGCCACCTGTAACAGCCGTGTTACTGGTGGGATCGGCGCCGTTAGCACCGTCAAACGGCGCCTCGGGCGCCTGGCGGGTGAGCAAGCCCCGCAGCCATGCGCCGATGGCCATGGCCATCACAGCCCCGCCAGCTGGCGCCGGCGCCGTCGACGCGCGATTTCCGAAGCCGAGAACTTCACGGCGCCGTGAAGTTTCGCCCTGGCCGCGATCGAGGTGCCGCTGTAGGCGACCGCGGGTCCGACGCAGCTGATTTCGATCAATGCGACGTCGTCGAGGGTGCGCTCGTCGCGCCCGGCGTTCCACCGTTCCGAGCGGACATAGAAGCCGATCGACATGCCCGCCAGGAGCCCGCTGCGGACCTGTGCGAGGGTGTCGTCGGCCAAGGTGAAGCCGGCGAGCTCGGCGCGGAAACTGAGCCCGTCCTGCCCGTCAGAGAGGGCGAGCGAGCCGTTGCTCACGCGGGCGAGCAGCGCCGCCATGTCGTGATCGCGCAACAGCAGCACGTCGGAACGCTCGCGCAGCACCCGCGTAAAGGCGCCGCGGGATATCACCTCGCGAAAACTGCCAATCTCGGCCGGGCGGTCGTAGGGCGCGGCAATACCGAACAGCGTGCGGCCGTCGGACCGCAACGCCTCGGCCCGGCGATACTCGAGGGCGGGCATTATTCCGCCCGCGGTGCTGCCGGGCGCCGAGGTGGTTGCGCCTGCGCCGGGTGTTGTCCCGCGGCGCCATTCGCCGGGGCCGCCGGCAAGCCGATCAGCGGCGGCAAGGCCGGGCCGTTCTGCACCTCTTGCCAGGCGAACGATTCCGGGTGGCGCACGCCAACGTCGACCGTCATCAAGGCGCGCACCAGCACGGCCGCGCGCCGGTACGCGCTATCGGCAAGCGCATTTGGCAGAATATCCAACGCGCTCCACGCCGCCAGGTACAGATCCCCAAAGGCGCCGAGGATCAGCGGATTGTCGATCGCCGGGGCCGGCGGCGCGGCAATCGCCGCCGCGGTGCAGACGTTCGACGTGTAGTCGGGCAGCCCGAGATAGACGATACCCTTGCCCAATGGCCGCGACACCGCGTCGAGGGCGGACAATGACCAGGCGTCAATCTGGCTGTTGCCAATAAACCCGAGGCTTTCCAACGGCACATTGCTGCCCGAAAGCATCGCCCGGAGCTCGACATTGTCGAGATAGCCGAAGGTGACCGAGGGCAGCCGGCGCACTGCGGGATTGCGTACGATCCCCAACGGCTCGGGTCCGACACCCGACCCGCAGAGGGCGACGCGGTCTAATTCCAACGCCAATAGCCGGCTCAAATCGTCCCTGATGACCATTTCGATTTCGGGCGATTGAGCCTGCAAAAGCATATTTCGCGAGTAGGACGATATCGACCCGCAATGCTTCGGCCGGAAACTGACGCGATCGAATTGTTGATCCGTCTCCATGATTTCCTCGCCCTCGCGGAACCACCCGACTTGCCCGGTGGCTTTCAGCCGCGGGATATCGAGGTCGCCGACCAGGTCGGAAATCATCTGCGCGCCGGCGCCGAGCACGACTGTTCGTGCGCGCAAGGCGTCGATATAGCGGCTGCCGTCGAGCACCAGCGGAATGAGCGACCCGCCGGGGCCCGCCGCGGGCAGGTCGGTGCTGATCGTATCGGCTCGCCGCTCGAGCTTGCGGGCATAGCTGGCGCGAAGGTGCAAGGCCTCGATCGGCGCCGGGAAGCCGACAAAGGAACGGCCGCCTGCGCGCATGCGGAGCTCTTGCGAGATTTCGAGGCTGCGGCCGAGGTCGAGCCCGGCGATGGGCGAGCCGATCGCGCTCGCGATCATGCCGCGCAAGCTGAATTCAGCCAGGCCGGCATCCCAGCGCTGCCCGGCGCGGTCGCGGGCGCCGCCGCGCTGCATGCGGGTGTCCAGATCGTCGATGACGGCTTGCCGGCTGATCTTCTGGTCGATGTCGTCCAGGATCCCGCGCAACGCGGCGAACAGCGCCGACAGTTCCGGGTCGGTGCTGCCGTCGCCGGTGCCGGCGTCGTCCATCTCGTCGGCGACCTGGCGGATCTGCGCAGCGACCTGGTGGCGGAGCTCGTCGAGGGCGCGCCTGGTGTGGGCGTCGCGGAAACGGCGCCGGAAGTCGTCGAGCGGCTGTAGTTGTGTGCGCATAGGGTCAGCTTCCCAGCAAACGGGGTAAACGGGGTCCGTCTGTGCCGGCGACACACACACGAGCCGGCGGGAGGCTGACAAGCGCGGCGGCTTTACCCGAGGGCGCTTGAAGTAGCTCGGGAGCGTGACATGCCGAAGCTGGGGGCGCGCCCGAATATCGTTCTTTTCCTTGCCCGCACCTATGCCGCATCCGGGGCGCGGCGGGCAAGGCGAAACGTGTCGATATTATCGACACCTCTGCCGCGCCCGGCGACCGCTGATAGCCGTTTCGGCCCGCGCCCTTACTCCCGGCACCCGGCGAGGCTTTCGCGTCTGTGCGGGCTTCCTGGCGGGCGCCGAGGTGCGCGAGCTCGTACTCTGGTGGGACGCCAACGTGCGAGATCCCGGCGGCGACCAAAAATCAAAGTCCGTTAAACCGGACAATGATCGTCTTTCTGTCGATCGGGCGCGCGAGATTTGCGGCTTCACCGCGCCGCGCATTTCGGAATGGCGCACCCGGCTCGGGCGCGACGTATGCTTGCTGCCGGGGGGATACCTTCGGAGGTGCCCATGCCGCCGATCGACCGCGCGATGGCGCTGCACCTTACCGACGAATTGACGGCGGTTGTCGAGCCCGTGCTCGCAACCGTCGCGAACCGCGGCGAGGCGCTTGCCGTCTTGACCGCCCTCGCCGCCGTCAGCGCCTCGGTGATCACCGCCCTGGACCACGACGAGCCGATGGTCTTTTTCCTCGACGTGCTGAAAAGCAACCTCGCCCACGCCGCCGGGTGAGCTCGGCCGAGGTCGTCGCGCCGATCGGCGTCCTCGCTATTTTTCCGTGTGCCGGCTTGTCGCCGGCAGCGGCAGCCCCTCGCGCTGTAGGATTTCCTCGATCGGGTCGAGCGGCCGCACGGCGAGGTGCGGCAGCTTGAGCTCGGCGGGCCAGGCGCCCTCGCCCTCGGCCGGCGCCGGCTTCGGCCCGTGCCGCGACGGCCGATAGGTGCCGCGCAGCTGATGGTAGGCCGCCCCCTTCGGTTTTGGTCCGCGTCGCCCCATCGTCCGAACTCCGATCAAAATTTCCGGTCTGTAATTTTGATCGACACTCGCCCCGATCGCCAAAACTTGCACCGGTAAAAAGTCCGGGAGTCCGCGGTCTCAGTCGGCGAGCCCTCAGCGATAGAGAACGAGCGGCCGGTCTGCATGTGTAGAGGTGGTACTACCTCTGCATGGTTCATGCATTGGTGACGCTGGCCCACGGCGGGCGCGCCGATCGGCGTCCTCGCTACCTAAACTTGTGTACCTGGTGGAACAAAGTTCACCGGAACCAGCGCCGCCACCACGGCGGGCGCGGGATCGCCAGCCCCGACGACGCGCTCGGCGCCGGCAAGATGGGATTTCCCATCTTGGCCGCGACCAACGGGTCGGTGCCCTCCCGTTGGTCGGTCCGCGCGGTCAGCATCCCGTGCAGCCGCTCGGAAAGCTGCCGCCGCTCGGCCTCCGACGCGTCGAGGCGGCCGCGCAAGTCGGCAATGCATGCCTCGCGGTCCGCAAGCAACTGGTGCAGCGCCGCATGCTCGCCGCGGGCGATATGCATATCACCCACATGCGCCGACTGGCTTTTCGCTGCATGCGCATGCCCGTCGAGGCTTGCGCCGTTCATCCCGTCAATTGACGGAAGGTTCTCGATCCCGAAAACGCGGTCGAGCTCGGCGGTGTCGACGACGCGCTTGCCGGCCGAATCGGTCGTGTACGACAGCCGCCCCGTCTGCATCGCCCGGTGAACGGTGCTTTGATTGCGGCCGACCAGCCGGGCCGCTTCGGTGAGCCCCACAGACGCCATTGCTCCCCCTCTCCTGCATGCAGGAGGCATGCCCTTGCTGCACGCATGACCGCGCCGGGGGAAAGCGCGGACCAGGTACAAACCCTGTATTTGATACAGGGTTTGCGTGCCACGGCCGGGGGGAACGGCCGCGCCGCCTAATTATCGAAATTCCGATGTTTAAACTATAGGAATTCCTACAGTTAGCCGCGGTGCCGGTGCTGCACCACCTCGAGGCCGGCGGGCTCGAGCACGCTATTGATCAGGGCGAGGATCTGCCCGGCGGCGTCGGCCGTGGTGATGAAGTCGGTAAACAGCATCGTGGCGGCCGCGCCGATCAGCGGCATGACTTTCTCGGGCGGGGCCAGGCTCTCGATCGCCGCGACCAGCGCCTGACGCCCGGCGTCGACGGCAAGCTTTTGCCGCGCCGGCAGCGCGAAGGCGACGGGCGACTTTGGCCCCCGCGGCATCAGTTGCGCCGCAGCTTGACCAGCTGCAGCCCGGCGCCGCGCAGCTGGTCGTTGACCAGCGCGATGAGCTCGCCCTCGCCGAGACTGGCGGCGAGGATCTGGACAAAGGCGGCGGTGATGCCGGTGACGAACAGCGGCATCGCGTCGCCCGGATAGGCGGCCGCGATCGTCTGGTGCATCGCCTGGCGGCCCGCCGCGATCGTTAACCATTGCCGCTCGGTCAATTCCATGCCGCCGCCTCCCTCGGTGGCAAGCTTAGCCTGCTCGGCGCGGGGCGGGTGCGGTCAAATCCGCAACGGTTGCGGATTTCAGGGCCGTCTCGATCTCTTCCCGTGGTGTCGAGGCGTGCTTATCGCGATGCGCTGCCCAGGTTTGCAAAAAAGCTTCGGACGGTTCTTTCAGCAATTGCCGCCGCTTCCCTCTGACAGTGATGCAATGGCGCTGTCGATATTCAGTGTCGGCGAGCCATACGTCGGGCGACGC